TTTCATGGCGGCACAATTTATCGCGCTTGTAACTTTAAATATTGTGGGCTTACAGATGCTAAAAAAGACTTCTACTATTCAGACGGCACCAAACATTCAAGAGGCAAAACAAAAGGTGCTGAGGGAGAATGGCGTGACCGCTCCCGCAAGCACCGATATGTTATGATGTTTGATAAGAAACTAGATTTACTTTGGTGATGTGTTTCTAGTATTCTCAGTAGCAGCAAGTCTTCTGTTGATGTATTGAGAAGACTTTTCATACTGCATAATTTTTCTCAGGTCACCCAGATAGAGTTGTAAGTATTCTGGTTTGAGAATGTAAATCAAACGCTTATCATCATTCTTCCTTACTTCATACTCATAGTTGCTGATACCAGTGACTGGATTTAGGTTGGCTGACTTGTTTGCTGGATTAGGTATCGTAAAGTTAGAATCAACAACCTTACCCTTGGGAAGAATTAATCTTCCAGAAGAATCTTTTACTTCAGTTGTTTCATAAAAACGCACAGCATTCAGGTCATCACCATACTTGTTTTCTGCATAACGATATAAGTCATAGTCTGATAATGGCCATTGGTCATGCACATTGATGATTCCAGCAGTCAGCATGATAACCCAATCTAAATCAGCAGAACCATAAAGTTGCTCTGCTATCGTATCAGGTCTCTCACCATAACCAATCTGATACTTATTGAAGAGAGTAAAGACATTCTGTAAGTCGTCGCGCAGTTTGACTCTTCTGAATAAGTTTTTAACTCTCACATACTCTGTAGAAGAGTTGCGAGTAGAAAGAGGTGACTGATAGAATAAGTCTGGTAATTCTCTGAAGTATGACATTAGAATCCAACTCCGATTTGTGCGTCTTTCTCAGTGTAGTCTTCTGCGTAGACCGGATTGAGTTCCTTAAAGGTTAAGTCCATTCTCATATGGGTTGGTGTGCCATCATAGAATGTTGAGTATGTATTCGACCCAGTGTATGTCAAGTTGACACTTGTTAGTGCCATTGGTAAGAAAGTATTCAAGAATGGGTGCTTGTTTGGACCCTTCATGTAAGTTAGATGGAAAACTCTAGGAGCGGAGATAAAGATTTGACCACTACCTCCAGACTTTCTGGCACTTGCTGCTATCTTCAAAGTGCGAATAATTTTCTTTACTTCTTCCGCTTCTTTTCTATCTCTTGGGAATAACTCAAAAGAGAATGGGAAAGACCTGATGTTTACACCTTCAAACAGCAACTCAAGGTTTGGATTAAACACTTGTCCAGTTGCTCTAGAAACAAGTTGAGTGCCACTAACATTTCCACCAAGAGCACCGACAGCAGTTCCAGAAAGAGCTGCTGTTATTGCTTTCTGTACTTGAGGGTCTCTAAGTGCACTAAGACCACTATTCTTTAGTGTCAAGAAAGATTCTATTGCACCCTCCAATCCTCGGTCAATTGTTGCTTGTGTTGCAGCAACACCGAATGCTTCAATAGGACTTAATCCAGAATCTCCCCAACTCAGTGAGGTTGTGTCTGAAAGTTGTTGTGGTATTGGTAGATATATTGTATTCTCTACTTTCTTCTGCTGTCTATTCTTTCTAGACCCAGTTTCTAAAGAAAAGTTTTGATTTATTGTATCTATTTTTATTTTCTTTTTTTTCTCTGAGTCGGATGGATCAATAATTTCTTTTTCTTTTCCTAATATTCCAGTTGTCTCATCAGAAAGATTTAAACCAGGAGCAACATATTCAGCAATCTCTATCCTCAAATAGTCAGTATTGTCCATCAACATCTCATAAGGATACCTTAAAGATGTTTTCTTAATATTAGTATCACTACGACCCCCAGTATCACGATTCTGAGCTCTTGAAGGAGGAGAACCAGGTCTTATTAGTTGAGATCTTTCTCTTGGACTTAGTACCATTAGAGCACTTTTTAGTTATTTAGACGGAAATTCGCAAAAGGTATCATTGATAAATCTTTTACTTCAGATGGATATACTTCATATAATCCACCAGCGACTTCTGCCCAAGTATAATTTCTTGGTTGTCTCCAGTGAAAGTTTTCTCCACGAAATCCCCACTGAAATACATTAGTCACTGCAACAAAAGGATTCTGGTCATACTCAATGTTAGGAGTTTTGGGATTGTAGACAAAGATGTAAATCTTTCCTACCTCTGGTAACTTAGACCCTTCAGTGAGTACTTCCATCAATTCCATCATGATATCATCAGGGTCTCTGGTCCCAATGACACTATCAGATATTTCACGAATACGATTACGATTAGTGTCAGTATCTGTAGGTCTGGTTGCCATTACTTGATACCTAATTCTTTCTCTGTGAAGACCCTAAACTCATAACCTCTATCAAGACACCATTCTTTTGCTGCTTCCCATTTTGCCTGGTTTCTAGCATACTCATAAGCCTCACGAATGTAACCTTGAGTTTGTCTCTTTGGTTTTGGTGGAGGTGTGGTTTGCCTCAAAGGTTTTACTTCAATCAAGGAAGATTTAATCCTTCCATCAGTATCTCTATACTTGATAAAGAAGTCTGGGAAATATCTATGAATTCTATTATCTATTGGTGAGCGATAAGGAATACAGAATTCTTCTGATTGCCACTCTAATATATTCTCATTCAGGTCACAATATCTCATAAACTTACGCTCCCAGAGAGAGCGGTAAATGATATTGGTTGGGTCACCTTTGTATTTCTTTGGGTTGGAAGGTTGGTATTTACCTTTATATGCCATCTAAATACTTAATAATGTAATACTCGTATAAGGTATTTAGAGTGCCAGCACCTAAACCAAGGAAGATATCAGACTTCAAACCAACTCTTTCGAGACTCGCACAAACATCTCATTACTTGCTGTCTTTTGGTGGATTGCCAACTGCATTGAGACAGCACTTGAATGTGAGAGATGTTGGATATAGATTCATTACAGAAACATCTGGTCTGCTTTGCAGCTCTGCTGTAATACCTGGAAGTTCTTTTGCAACTGCAGATATCGTTGGTAACTACATGGGTGTTACCGAAAAAATGGTGCACACTAGAGCATTTACTGAGATTCAACTAGAATTCTATGTTGACTTTGAGTATAAGACGATTAAATTCTTCGAGCACTGGATGGAATTCATTGCTAGTGGTTCTGGAGTATCTCAAGCATCTGATGGTTACTTCTTCAGAATGGCATATCCAGAAGACTATAAGTGTAATCAGACTAAGATAATCAAGTTTGATAGAGACTACAAAAATAATATCGAGTATACTTTCTATGGAATGTTTCCGCAGTCGATAAACTCCATTCCTGTATCTTATGGAAACTCTGAGATATTGAAAGCAACGGTCACATTTAATGTTGACAGATATGTTGCTGGTAGATTTGATAGTTACTCTCTATACAGAGGTACATCTAATAATATAGTGAATAATGGTATCTCGGATACAGATTTTGTAGGAAGTAATCAGTTTGATTCAATTTATAATACCCAACCAATTCCTACTAAAGATACTAATGTATTTACGAGTTCAGTAAACTATGATGCATCTCAAGCTGCTGGATTAGACTTTACTGGTAACTATACCTACAAAGGACCTAATTTTTGATAATAAATAATCTTAACTGAAATCTTTGGGTTGTTATGCCTTTACCAAAAATATCTACTCCAACATATGAGTTGGAGATTCCTTCGACTGGAAAGAAAATTAAGTATAGACCATTTCTAGTCAAGGAAGAGAAAGTCCTCATCATTGCGATGGAAAGTGAAGATAATAAGCAGATTGCTAATGCTGTCAAAGATGTAATCTCTAGTTGCGTTATCACTAGAGGTGTCAAGATTGACCAACTCTCAACATTCGACATTGAATATCTCTTCCTGAATATTCGTGGCAAGTCTGTTGGAGAAGAAGTTGAGGTAATGATTACCTGTCCTGATGATAATGTTACCCAAGTTCCTACTGTAATCAACTTGGATGATATTAAGGTTGAGATTAATAAAAATCATAGTAAGGATATTACCCTGAGTGGTGATTTGATTCTTCGCATGAAGTATCCTTCTATGACTGAGTTTATCAAATCAAACTTCAACTCTGGTGAAGAGATTGATGTAAATGACACCTTTGATTTGATTTGCTCCTGTATTGAGCAAGTATATAATGAAGAGGAATCATGGAATGCATCTGACTGCACAAAGAAAGAGTTGAGAGATTTCTTGGAGCAACTTAGCTCTAAACAATTCAAAGAGATTGAGACTTTCTTTGAGACGATGCCAAAACTTCGTCATGAGTTGACTATTAAGAATCCTAATACAGGTGTTGAAAGTGATGTTGTCTTGGAGGGACTAGCAGCTTTTTTCGGGTAAGTATGGCTCATACTAATCTTGAGTCATACTTTAAGGTAAATTTTGCCTTGATGCAACACCATAAATACTCATTGACAGAACTCGAAAATATGATACCCTGGGAAAAGGAAGTTTATCTTTCCTTGCTCCAGCAATACATTGAGGAGGAAACACTGAAACAAAGAGCAAATGGCTGAGATGCAATCACCCCTAGCGGGTGGACTAAGTGGTGCTAGAAGAGCAGCGTCATCCGTCTTAGGTAGCGCCACTTTCGCCAGCTCTCTTGCTAAAAAAATTGCTGCTATTGAAGATAGGAATACAGCAGAAGTTTTACAGCAGAATCAGATTGCCCTTGCAAGTGTAAACAATACTCTTGCAAGAGTAGGCAATCAAATGGTTGTCCTCAATAATAGTTTATTAGCAATATCACAACTAACTGCACAGTCTGCAGCATTAGAGAATCTAAAAGAAAGACAGAAGAATCAGCAAGAAAGATTGTTAGCTCAACAGCAGTTGAGAGAAGGAAAAGAAAGTATAATCGAGAAGAAGATTCAGGCAACTCTTGTAAAACCAGTACAGAGAATTGCTGGTAGTGCCCAGAAGTCTTTGTTTAACTTGATGGAGTTTTTCAACAGACTATTCTTTGGATGGTTGTTGAATCAAGGATTACAAACTATATCTGCACTTGCGACTGGAAATAAAGAAAAACTAGAGCAGATAAAGGATAACGTACTCAAGAATCTTTCTACGGTTGGTCTTACTCTACTTGCTCTGCAAGGTGGATTTAAGATTTTCAGAGGCACATTATTCAGGATTGCTGGATTTATTGCAAAGGCGTCTCTGGTTGGATTATTCTTGAGACCTATCAAAGAGTTGCTTGGTGCTGTGATGGGAATTGCTGAGAAAGTGATACCGAAACCTATCATGGATACTTTGAAGTATGCCATGTCTCTGGTCAATAATTCATTGCCGTTCAGTCCGGCAGGTGCGATTGCTGGTGGAGATTCTCCTGCTGGTGTTGGGTCTGCTGATAATAATGATGATGATGGTGGTGGTGAGACTACCGCTACTCAACCTCAAGAAGAAGGTGGATTTAATGTAAATGTCCCTGCTCTAATAGCAGGTGGTGCGATATTTAGTAAGACATTTA